CTTGTAGACGTAGATGCGGTTTTTAAATCCCGCTTCTTCGGTCACGACAAACACCGCATTGCTGGTGTCGTTGACCGTCATCTCGTAGACGTTTTTGGGGACAAACGCCGAGACGTAACCCGTCAAGTCTTGCGCGTCTGCCGTCAGCGCCGTACCAGCCCCCCGGACACTAAATTCTCGGAACTGCGAGAAGTCGCCGTTTGCCTGGCAAAAAATAATGCCACCGCCGGCAAGCTCAGGTCTGACGTTGATGTCGACCTCGAATTGCGTCAGCACCGTAATCTGCGCAGTCGCAGGCGTAAGTACGGTCTCTGCCGCGTTAAACCTGAACTGATACTGCGACGAGAACAGGATTAGTTCGTCCTGGTACGGCACGGCGTAGCGCAGCACCGACACCCGGTTGTTACTAGCGACAACGTCGATTGGATCTGTATCTAAGACAGTCGTGACGGTCTCAGGGAAAAACTCAAAAAACTCGCGGACACGGCTAAGAATGACGTTCTCATCTGCCAAGAAGCCCAGGCGGTTTTTGTAGATAAAGATGTCGTTGATGGGATACCCGATAAAACTCGGGTCAGGAGCTGTGTCGTAGTCGCCAGCAACCCGCTGGCCCCACTTGGGAATCTCTACCCCGCCCTGAGTGCTGCCATCAGCAGGGCCGAAGTGAAACTGACCGTTAGGCAGGCGCACTAGCAGGTGCGGCATTGTCGTGTTGTTGATCTCGTACTCAACGCCAGGGCTGACGGTTTCAGTCCACACGCCCTCGCCGAAGTTGCCGCTGTTTGGCGCGAACTCGACGTAGTACCCGTCAAAGTTGTTGCCGGGGTCTCCCGTGATGTGAATCTGATAGCCGACAGGGGCGATAGTTGGCAGCTCGGTAAAGACCTGCACTTCGCTGAGGATTGCCGTGATGTCGGCGTTGGCTCGCGCGTCTGTCGCGCTGATTGTGATCGGGCTGTTGGAAGTGACGTGAATGACGGAGCCACTTTGCGTCAGCGACACGCCAGAGATGCTGCCAATGTTGCTGATAATGCTGGCCGCAATCGACTTCGAGCTGATGCGGTTCTCTGTCACCGTGGATCCGCTGGTCACAACCGGCGCAACCGGCGTTGTCACCTGGACGTTGTTGCCGTTGATGTTGACCTCGTAGGTCTGGCCGTAGTTGGCCGCTTTGACCCACAGCAACGCCTCATGAGTTGTCGGCCGCGCCGTCGCAGGCGCTGTGGCCGTGTTCATGGCCGGCGAGGTTTTGGTGTTGCTGATAAAGGTGTAATCAGCAATCGTCACTGCGCGGATGTTCGCGTGCGCGTCAGTGACTGAACTCAGGTAGCCAAATCCGCCAGGAGCGTTGACCGTTTGAGCGGTGCCATCTAAGTCAAAGACTTGAATACCTGTGCTGGTAATAACGGCGAGGTACTCCTCGACGTTGTCTCGCAGGATGCTGTGGATGAAAGCATCGCCGAAGTCTGTACTGGAAACCAGGGCAACGGTTTGGCTGCAATCGCGTTTGCGCAAGCCCTCCAAAATGGATGACATGCCGTTGATCTGTATCTCACCCTGTGATGGATCGCGCTGCGCATCTGGCTGCTGGCTGATGCCTTGCGCCAGGTTTGGAATGGCGTAAGAGGCAAGCATCAGAGACGAATCCCAGCGCTAACGCGACGCGTGGCCAGGCCACTTGCCGGCTCATACGTCGGGAACGGGTTGTAACCGCGGCTGCCGGTCAAGATGTTGGATTGCTCGACCTGCTGCTCCATTCGCTCCAGCGTGGCCTGGGCGTGGCGCTCATCCTCTGCGGTGTACTTGTAGAGAGCCTCAGCGCCCAGCACCCGGTTGGCAAACACGCGAGCTGATTTGATGGTGACCCAGCGGTTGTAGGCCTCGGGCACCTCGTCCCATGGCAGCAAGAAAATGACGTCCGCGTGCAGATGCGGGATGTCATCACCCAGCAAGGTTGTGCGGTTCTCGCGGTCATAAACCAACTGGCCGCGCAGCTGGAAACGCCCTGCCAGCTCGTAAGGGTTGATCGAGAAGCGCACGACAGACGCCGGCACTTTGATCTGCTTAGTTGAGCTGTCTCGGTTGAACTGATATTCAAACTCCGAGTTCCAGCTCCAGCCCTTGACCTGGCCTTCTTTGTGGAACTCAAGCAGCGTCCGCTCAGCAATCCGAGCATCCATGATTTGCTGGTTTTCCAGCGAGTTGACCGGCTGCTCGCCAATGTTTTCGAGCAGAACGTTTACGGCGTCCAGCAGGGTCGTCCTGCCTGGCGTGACCGTTTGATTGGCAAGACCCATGCGACCACTACAGGCTCGTAGTGCTCATTCTGCTACGTCACAAAAAAAGGGGCCAGTCTCGGCCCCTTCTTTCTGCAACGTGTGAGGAAGCGTCCCCAGCTTGCTCAAGGAATGACAATCTTGCAAGCAGACTCCGCACGCAGCACACCCATGCCCAGGGCCTGGCGGGCCACAAGCAGGTTTGATTGGTACTGGACGGCGTACTCGGGCCCGGTCATTTGCAGAGCAGGGCTCAGCAGTGACAGGACACCAACCGCATCCTTGTTGAAGATGAGGCCCTTGCACTTGCTCAGGTCTTGAGCGTAGTCAGCGTTGTGATCGCCGGCTTGCAGGGTGTAGGCCGATTGCTCAACGTGGTTCGACATGAATACAGGAATACCTGCAACTTGCAGAACAGTGCCGCTTGCAATCGTGCCGTTTGCGCCCCCGCCACCATTGAAGTCAGCATTGATTGCACGACTTGACTGGGAGATCAGGAAATAATCTTCCGGCGTAAAGACGGCAAACATGTTGTCGATGGGAACGTCCTTGCCGGTAAAGGCAACGCGTGCATCGAAGATGGCGTTGACCAGGGCGTCACCCTTGGCCTGGCGAGTCGCACCTGAAGCCGTGTAGTCGGTTCCAAGCGTGATTGCATTGCCCGTTTTATGGGCGTTGATTGTTTTGTTAAGAGGCTCGGTGGTGTTACTGGCAGCCGCGAAAATCATTCGGGCTACACGCTTGTCATATTCGTATGCCAGCGCACGCCCCAATTCAACGGTGTAGTGCTGCCTGACATCAAAATATGACATAAGCTCGTCAACCTGATAGATCGCAGCGTCTGCAATCATCAGAGCGTCGAGTGAAATTACGCGCTCATTCAGGTCACTGGGATCATTAGTTGTCCCGGTAATTGCGGTGCCAGGTTGATGATATGTAGCTTCCATCCGACCTGTGATCGGAAAGGCTACACTTTTTCCTCCTCGGATGTTTCTTTCTCGGGTTTTTCCCTTGAAAATTGTTGTTTTGAGAAAGGAATCGAGCACCTCAGCGGAGCCCAACTTGAGCATCAACGCGCGATCTGTATCCAGACCAGCTGCGCCTGCTCCCCAAGTTGCAGCTGCGCCTTTAATTTGGCCAGCGCGCGACAGGATGGGGTTAGCCATTACCTAAATAGAAATTGGTTTGCGAGTAAGCGCCCCTCTGATCGCTTGCAAGTTGTCCTCCTAAAAGGGCTTGCCGCTTTCAGTGCGTTCTTGATGTGACCGTACTAAAAAACGTCGCTTGATGCCAACAACTTGGTGACTTTTGCGCGATAAGCCTCATCAACGTCATACAGCCGCTGGCCCCGATCATTCATCTTGTTCATTGCATCCAGCACCTGCTGCTGGCTTTCAAAGCGCGACGGCTCTGCAACGTTTCCACCCCCGATGAGCTTTGGCTCAACGACAGAGTCCTTGGCGTTCATCCGAGCCTGCATGGCTTGGATGGCCATGTGGATTGCATCCTTGTTGTTGCTGTCGACAACCGCGTCGAAACGATTGATCTCCTCTTCCCCCAAGTTGCTGCGGGCCCAATTGGCCATTTGCTCAAAGCCTTGGTCCCCTCCAACCAGCGCTTTCAAGTCAGCCTCGTCAGAGGCCGTTAGCTCAGGCGGTGCGGCATCTCCACCAGACTGCGCCTTTGACACATAGTTTTCGACGACTTGCCGGGGCACCTTGAACACCTCGGCCAGGTCGTCAAACGAATC